CAAGGCTTTGAGTTAAAGTTATGTAAGCTGAACGTACACCAATTGTATTTACAGTCCTTACTCTAAAAGAAAAAGTTCCAGCTTTTAAATTATTAACTTCAGCAGATGTTGCTCTTGTTGATGTAACAAATTGGAACGCACCAGAACCTTCAGCGTATTCTACTTCGTAAAATTGAGCAAAAGCATCCGTTGGTGCAGTCCAGCTAAGATTTGCTCTTACTTGAACTCCTTGACCTGTATTAGTTACAAACAACTGCTCACTTGCTAAAAGGTTTACAGGTATTTTAGTTGTTGTAACATCTGGTAAATTTGTATTGGGTGCAGTATCTGCCACTTGAATTGTTCCAAAATCATATGAACCATCCGCATATTCAACTGCTGTAACTCTTACTTCGTCATTGTTTTGCAATGCCATTTTTATAATTCTAAATTTCTTACCAGCGTTAGCATTAAGATATTGCCAACCAACAGTTGAGTGTTTAATAAAAACTACGTCACCAACTTCAGCCTTTAACGCTTCTATTGTTGCTGTAAATTCACAGCTAATTTTTTGTCTTGATTGATTAATATTAATAGTTGTAATCATCTTCGCTCTATCAATATCAGTTGTAAATGGAAGTGTTGTTGTTTTCTCTAATAACTCACCATTGTCTAATGTTCTTAATGCTGAAGATTCAATTACCGCTAAATCGGGTTGCCATTGTTTGTTTGAATTTATAAAATTACTTCTAATTCTATTAAATTGTGTATTTTTACTTCCAAGTGAAACCGTCCATGCTCCTACAATATTATCCTCATCAAATGTAAATCCAGCAGATTCCACTTTATCAATTACTATTTTATATTTACCGCCCGTAAATACTAAAAATCCTTTACATGATGTTAATAATTGTTTTAATAAATCAATTGAACCTTGAGAAGTATCTACAATGCCATTACAAGTATATCTTTTAACTGTTGCTCCGCCTATATTAACTGTAGTATCACAATAATTAGCCGCAATAATAAAAGACGCATCATCAATCAAAGATGTTGCTATTCCTCGACCATATCTTGCATTAGTCAAATAATTTCTAACACATAATGAAGGGTTGTCAGACCATGCTGTAGCATTATTTCTTGGGTCAAAAACTTTTGTGCCTTTTAAATCAGCAGTTATCGTTGGCAATCCTTGTGGGTAAGCATCAACATCAAATTTAAGTTTGACGTAAACATAAGACGTTCCTCGAAGTCTATGGTTAGAAGTCCAATTTGGTAATGAAGCGACCAAATTACTATCTGCCGTTTGGTTGTCTGCACCTGTGTGCGTATATACATTTAAAACGCCATTAAACCTTGAGTCCGTGCTTACTATGTCATTTATATAAACGTTTGAAAATGAATCAATTTCGCCCTCTGACATAGTTATAACCACATGAAGGAACTCATTATCAGTGCCAGACACTTCCATAAATACACGAGTGCCACCAATTTTACGATAACCATAAACCACAGGCAACGGGTTATTATTTCCTGCTTTATTTAATAAAGCGGATGCCTGTTGTGCTACTTGGTCACCATTTTGAGCATCATCGGGAATAAGCCCACTTAATGCACCTGCTACAATTGTTGAAACTAACCCTTGTGTTATAAAACCAGCTACAGCAGAAGTTGCAAATGTAGCCGCGTAACTACCAGCAACAGAAGCCGCTATACCAATTGCACTAACTGCCATATCTAACCACTCCTGTAATATTAGGTACTCGTCTTATATCGACTAACTCTACACCATTTTCGTTTGATACGATAGCAATTTTTGAACCCATACACACAGCAACACTGCGCCATTTTTTAGCGTGTGCTAAATCTTGAGCCATAATAATGATGTCGCCTAACTGAACAAATTGTATATTGACTCTGCCAAAACCCCACTTAAGTAAATGCTCGTATATATCACCATTAATTTTTGCATATTTCCAAGCTGATTTTTGGTCATGCCATTTGCCAATAAAATCTTTTTTATGTTCTGTGCCATGAATTATATCAATAGCACCCAAGGTAAATAAAGGACAATCATTAACCCCAAATTCAAACGGTATTCCTATTTGAGTTTCTACATAATTGTGTAATTTAATTTCAGCATCAGGGTTCAACTTGATTTCCCCCATGTAATATCTTTTACAATTTCAGAAGCAAATTCAAAGCCTTTATCTCCAGCAAAATATACTTGTTGTTCTTCATGATTGGTATGTCTACCTGTTTTTCTTGTAAAGTCCACCCACGAATTAGTTGCTGTAACAGACATCATTGATTTACCGCCTATTGGGTCATCAGCAATTACAGGGGTATCCATTCTTCCTTCAAATATTAAGACAGGGTTTGCAATTAAAACTTGAGAACTATTTAAAAATGCTGTGTAAATTTTAACAGGCCTATCAATATATTCTTTATTCAAAAATCGACTAATCATAGATTGGTCAACGCCCGACAATGACATTGTTATTTTACTTACAACCACTTCAACTGATTCTTGAATTGGTGAAAAGCCCATAAAATTGCCAACTGCAACATAAGACTTTGAATCATAAACAATAGTTTTATAACCATCATTCATGTAAACATTTTCATCATCAAAAATAATTTCTGCTAAATGTACTGGTCTGTTAGCTGATTTTACAACCTCGTTTTGAAATGCTGTAGTAGAACCTCTGTTCATTAAACGACCTCAATTAATTTCATTTCGTAATTAACAAACCCATTGACACCAACAGTCATATTTTGAGTATCAGAAGAAAAAGAAACTGTGAATGGCACTGCATTAAAAGTTACAATTTCATTATTAACTACTGGCAACTGCAATACTGGCTCTATAGTTAGTGAGGTTGTTGCATCTGCGACAATTGTATAAACTTTGTCATGTCCTGCAAACTTTATAAAATCACCTGCTTTAAGCGTTCCTGTGAGTCCATCAACAGTAATTGTAGTTGTTCCTGCTATATAACCAGCACTATTATTTACTCGTAAAGTTCCCGAAGCTGTTCCACTGGTATTGGAATATATAGGTGGTATAAATGTAAATGTTCCAAATTGTCCTTTTTGTTTTTGAGCAAAAGCCCATACAGGTGCAAAATCTGTTCTGGTCAAGGGGGGAAAGGTTACATCCATAGACCAACGCTGTCCACCCCTTGTTCTTACCTGTCTTTTTAACGAGTGAGTTACACTTGTATAAGTAGGGTTTAAACTGGTTATTGATATGTAATTTGGTACTGGGCTTGTGGGAAAACTCATATGGCTACCGCCTGTCCGTTTTGATTAAATGCTTGTCTTACAGCGGCTACTATTGTAGGTGCATTTTCTGCTATAACACTTTGAGCAGTACGTGGGTCTAAAGCATTAATTTGTGGTGAATATGTAACATTTATTGTTTGACCGCCTAATTGTTTATTTGGAACTATTGTACCTGCTGAATCTGGCACAAATACTTCGGTTCCTTGTTCACCTACAATTGAAGGCCTACCAATTTGTGGTCGTCCGCCTTTTGCAAAATGTGGGTTAGCAATAGGAGGTGTAACTCCGCCACCGCCACCACCACCACCGCCAAACAAACCCATGATACCTTTAGCAAATTTACTAGCGTTGTCATCAATAATACGATTAGCAAAAGTTGCAAATACAGACCTTAAAGCATCTTTTAATGACATAGTTCCTTTTATAACTCCTTTAATAGAGTTTGCAATTGAATCTTCCATAGATTTGAAAGTGTTAGTAACAGCAGTTGCGGCTTCTTCCGCTGGTGTAACCATAACAGGTTTTAATGTATTCATGACTTCGCCAATTTTAGCAACCATATCTGGGATAATTGAATTACCAACCGCTTCATCTTCCATTCTTTTAAATTCTTCTAACACACCATCCACACCTTTAACTAATCCATCGGGTATCATCCAATCAGGTGCTCTGTTCATTAAAGCTTTAACTTTTTCCAACATGGCTTTTATCGGAGCAACAAAAGCCATTTTTAATCTATTCATTATTGCTTTGATTTTATCTACAACTTTTTCAAAGACTGCTTTTATATCATCACCCCATTTAATCCAAGCGGCTGTTAATAATGCAATAGCCGCTACAACTATAGTAATAGGACCACCTAAGATACCAACAGCTATTGCGAGTGCCGTTATAGCCACTCCAACTTTAGTTATTAATGGATGTTCACTAGCAAACTCTGTTATTTTTGGTATAAATTCAGTTAGAGCTACAGCCATTTTAGTAACAAATTCTAACAATCCACTATCACCGATTGCTATTTGCATACCTTCAAATGCTGACTTTAATATTTTAAGACTTCCACCTAAACCTTCAAGTTGTGTATCAGCCATTTCTTGAGCAGAGCCACCAGCTCCTTCAAGAGTTGTTCTTAATTCTTTTAGCCCTGAAACGCCATCTTTGGTTGCCGCCATTAATTTAACACCAGCTTGTTTGCCAAATATTTGAACAAAATCGGTTGCTCCAGCTCCTGCATCTTCCATTTCTTGCAAAATGTCAATGAAGTTTTTCATTTCACCATCTGGGTTTTTAATTGAAACTCCGAGGTTATCCATTGCGACTTGCATTTTTTCAGTCGGGTCTAACATTCTTGAAATAGCCGCTTTTAAACCAGTACCAGCCATTGTGCCTTTAATACCTGCATCAGCCATCTTACCAATAATAGCCGCCATTCCTTCCATTGATAAATTAGCAACATCTGCCATTGGTGCAACCATTTTGAAGGCTTCACCCATTTCGATTACATCCATGTTTGAACTGGCTGTAGCTTTAGCCATTACATCTACTAAACGACCTGTTTCTTCAGCTTTTAAACCAAGTCCAGAAAGAATGTTTGAAGCAATGTCAGCACTTGTTGCAAGGTCTGTTTGTGAAGCGGCCGCTAATGCAAGAACACCAGGCATAGCCGCCATTGTTTCTTGTGCATCAAAACCTGCCATAGATAAAAATTTCATACCGTCAGCGGCTTGTGAAGCACTAAATGCTGTTGTTCTTCCTAATTCTTTTGCTTGAGCTTCTAAGGCATCAAATGTTTCACCTGTATGTCCACCAATAGCCGCCACTTTTTTCATTGAGGCTTCAAATTCCATTGATGTTTTAATAGATGATACTGCTAACCCTGTAAGCGCTACACCACTAATCTTAGCCATGCGTGAACCCATAGCTTTGAGTTTGTCCATTGACTTTTTACTGGACGCCCCTATTTTATTAATAGCGGCTGAAGCTTTATTAGAGCCACTTATGGCGTCTTTTGGGTCTACCTTTACTCCGAGCGTTGCAACATTAGCCATTATTCTTTTCCTTTAATTCAAAATAAGCAACCCATAAAGTAAGTTCGCCCGTACTCAAGTTAGTTATTTCGTCAACTGACTTGTGTAGATGTTCGGCCAATTGAACATAAAATTTTAAGTCGTTGTCCGACTTTAAGGCTTTTTTGCTTCTTCTACTGTCGGCTCATCTTTAGTAATTTCAGCAACCACGGTACTAACTACATTATTATCATACTGTCGCATAACTTCAGTTAATTCTCTTGGATGCCATATAGAGTTTCCATCTTTGTCCATAGCCCTAACAATTAAACTCATTGTCATGGCTTCAATATGTTTATCTTTTGCATACAAACTCATTATTGCAGATTGCCTCTTTCCATTTATAGTATCTCTGTAGTAGATTTTTCCACCCCATTCTTCAACATAAACGGAAAGAAGTTCACCAGCTAATTTATCAGAATAATGTTTTAATGCATTTTCTTTTATACCCATTTTATACTCCGTATTTTTTTAATTTTAAAGTAATTTTTTTATAATTAAACAGTCGCCCAAGTAACAGCACCGTTCGATTCAAATGAAAATGTAGCCTCTACCATTCCATCCATAGCCGCACTTGTTCCAGCTTCCGTGATAATAGCCGCTAACGCCGCAT